ATCTAACGTGCAGAGTCTAATTTCTGTTTTAGGTACTCTACTTTCGTTTACAGTAGCTGTATCATCAGTACTTACGGTCACACTCGTCATAAGGGATATAATGTATATATCTATTATTGAAACTAATTTTAATTAATGCAAGTAAGTCTTGACTATACGGCTCGTGAATGGCAGCGACAATGTCATGTAAAAAAACAAAGGTTTAGTGTTTACGCTTTGCATAGACGTTCTGGTAAAACTGAACTTGCAATCATGGAACTTATAGACAAAGCTATGAAAACAGACAAAGAATTATCTATGTTTGTGTACGTTGCTCCCTTCTTACGTCAGGCGAAAGCCATTGCATGGGCTAGATTAAAGCAAAAAATAGAACCATTAAGACAACGATCAGCTATAGAAATAAATGAGGGTGAATTATCTATAAAATTTAAACATAATGGTGCGATTATTCGCTTATTTGGTGGAGATAATCCCGATGCTATGCGTGGTTTACGTCTAGATGGAATAGTTATGGATGAGGTTGCCCAGTTAAAAAATGAATTGTGGACTGACATAGTACAACCTGCTCTCTCTGACCGTTTGGGGTGGTCTATATTCATCGGTACTCCATCAGGAATAAACCTATTCTCTGAGTTGTATTACAAAGCTTTAAATGAAGAGGATTGGACTGCTGCTAAATACACGGTGTTTGATACTGACTCCCTACATCCTAATGAGGTGACTCGTCTTAAACGAGACATGAGTGAGACTTCCTTTGCTAGGGAGTATTTATGTGACTTTTCAGCACAAGGTGATGATCAGTTAATTTCTTTAGCAGATACCGAAGATGCAGCTAAACGTATATATCAACAAGACCATGTAAAATTATCGCCTATAGTCCTTGGAATCGACCCTGCAAGGTTTGGGGATGACCGTTCAGTTATATTTCGTAGACAAGGAAGACAAGCATTCAAGCCTGTTGTATATCGTGGTATTGACAATATGGAACTAGCTACTCGTGTAGCCAATCTGATAGAGGAGCATAGTCCTGATGCTGTGTTTTGTGATGCAGGGGCAGGGAGTGGAGTAATCGACAGACTAAGGCAGTTATCGTATGACGTAATCGAAATACCATTTGGTGGTAAAGCCATGAAGCCTGATCAATACATCAACCGTAGAAGTGAGATGTGGTGGTTAATGAAACAATGGGTAGAAGAAGGTGGTGCAATACCTAACGACATAGCCCTTAAACAAGAGTTAGCAACACCCATATATTGGTACGACAATGTAGGCAGAAGAGTTCTTGAGTCTAAGGATCAGATCAAGAAGAGATTGCAGGGTGCAGGGTCACCTGATCTAGCTGATGCACTAGCTCTAACCTTTGCCCTTCCAGTAGCTAAGAAACAGCCGGAGGATATATACATCAAAAGAAGGAAAGCAGCCACACAGAAGGCAGATTATGACCCTTACAAAGTCCTCTAACTTTATACGCATAACCGAAGGGTTAGACGTAGAGCCATTACTCCAATTGTTGGATGCTAAACCTGAGTTATGGAAGGAGATTGAAACAAGGCAGAAGTTCACTAATTCACCACACAAAGACACCGAAAGTATCTATGTCCGAGGTCCTCTCAAGATGAGTGCTTATTACGTTCTTTGGGATACTGGAAGTTATGACTACCCATGCATGGAATACTTAAAGGATGCATTAGTACCATTGATGCGACCAGTACTGGAGAAGTTGGGTGTTAAGGATATGGGAAGGGTATTGATTGTTAATCTCAAACCTAGCGGTCATGTAACCAAACACAACGATCAGGGAACATATGCTGACCACTACAGCAGGTTTCATATTGTCCTTAGATCTAATCAACATTGCTCCCAGACTTGCGGTAATGAGCTTCAGAGGTTCGAGGTAGGAGATGTCTGGTGGTTTAACCACAAAGAACTACACACAGCCCACAATGTCGGAGAGACTGACCGAATACATATAATCTTTGATTGCGTTACTGCTGCGGAACTCCAGTATTAACAGTTAGAGATATTCCTCCAGAATGCTCTAGGTTTGTTCTGTCTGACCACTTCTGAGGATGCCATTTAGCAAGGAGCTTTAATCTAATTTCTGCTCTTACTCGTTTTTCTTGTATAAAAGATGGATCTATTCTCTGCTGGTCTTCTCCAATCATTCTAGGCATTTCATCCACTATCTCCAATATTTCATCAGCAATGCAGTCTGCACCCCATTCCCTAGCGCGCGCGAAGCGTTCAAGGAAATCTTTACTCTCATCAGTATTTTTATTCATCCAATTATAAATAGTTGTATAGGCAGGTTTATTTTCTTGACGACAATAAGAGCGTAAAGTATTCCCTTCTGAAACCCAAAGTAAAACCTCTTCAACAATTTCAGGATCTGGAAGAGATACAGGTCTTCCTAGTTTTGTAGATTGTTTTCCATCTAACCGGTGTCTGACAACGGATTTCGTATCTGCAAATTTTTCCAATAGTTTCCCTCCTTATGTTATGTGATGAGAAAATGGTTGAGAGAGTACCGTATCCTAAATTATAAGTTTCTCTTAAATCTAAGATAGCTTGGATAATGTACTCAGGAATTCTAGCTTGATGATGAAATTCCCCGATTCTGTAACCGTCCTCATTAACTGGAATATACTCTCTAGTAGTTTGAGTAATTACAGCCATTAAAAATATAAATAAAATTACTCATAATATAGAGAAATAAAGAGAATATCGCAACATCTAAAATTAATTACTTGACATATGGTGCATTAACTGCAACACTATAAATATCGGATGTCTACCGATGCTTCACTTACTAATTTCAATTAACAACAAGCACATGACACAAACACTTCCACAAACTCATTCAGCATTAAACAAAACTATTAATGGACTTGAGTATTCTGAGAAACTAGGCAAATGTGTAAAGACTACTTATACATTTACTGATCTTGAGAAACAGGTTATGAATCTATTTCCTATTGATTGGTATGTAGATGACCTTGAAGCTTCTGATTTTGGCTTAGACGATCCTTCAGAATGGTTACTAGATTGGGATGAGGTACAACCACTTCTTAAAGTACTTAACATCAAACAAGACCAGTTAAAAGGTGTAATCAGTTCACTATCAAAAAAAGGTGCAATCGAGATAGAAACTAGAGGAAAAACAAAAGCAGAAAAGAAAATGTGGGGTGAAGACCTTTACTGGCTTTCTTCCAGATGCTTTGAATCACTAATAGCAGAGGTCAAATAATGACCTTTGCACTTTTTCCTTATTTACTTTTATTCCTAATCCTTATTTAACAATGACCAGTACAAAAACAGTTAAAGCATTTGACAAAATCCAAGACCTACAATGGGCTTCTGAAAATTGGCTAGACAATAGTCCTTATGACTTGTTCAAGCAAATTATTACAACTAAAGGTTTTGGTCATAAAGATTTACTAGCAATTGGTGAAGCTTTATTAGTCTTTGGACAAGATGATGTAGACAAATCAAGAGTAGAAACTTATTTATCTACATTGGACGAGCTAGAGACATATAAGGAGATTGTCCAATGAAACTTAAGAAAACAAGAAAAGCAAGAAATTGCTACTCATGTAAATCCTCTATATCAAAAGGGGATTTATACGGCCAAAAAAGCATTGCTTTAGGTTCTAAAATAAACGGCCAATCTGAAACTGCCGAAGGCATGTATACTGTCGTTCATCAAATGAGAATTCCAGTTGATATGTGCCAAGCTTGCCTAGAGGGTTAACCACCCTCTTTTTTTTGCCCAATTACTTGATTAAATGTTGCATTTATGACAATATAGAGATATGGAATCAACTATTAAAACCCCCTACGAACTTGTGATCTCAGAATTTGGCGGTGTCCGTGAATTGGCACGTCAGGTTGGAAGGGATGCAGGTTCTGTAAGCAAGTGGAGAAAGCAAGGAACAATTCCTACCTCCATTCAAAAAAAAGTATTAGAAAAAGCATGGGATTTGGGATATCAAATTTCAGCCCATGAGCTTATCTTTGGAAAAGAGTAATGAATTGCTATTGGTGCGATGCTGACTTAATTGTTGGTGGTGATATCGATATTGAGGATGGCATGAATGGTTTTCCTGAGTTTTCAGTAATGACCAATT